TGTTAAATGTGCGTGAATCTGCCTTTAGTGATTTAAGCATCACCTTTGCCGTATCAAATGCTATCCTTGCCTGATCTCTCGTAGTCGCAGCTGTGTACACCTCCGCTCCCGTTTCATTGTCACAGAGAAAACAGTACACAGCAATAGCAGCAGCTAACTCTGTTTTGCCGTTTTTCCTTGCTATTTCAAGGTATGCCTTGCGGAAGCGTCTGCCTCCATCTTTTCTCTGCCACCCAAACAGTACCTTTATGAAAAACTCCTGGAAAGGTTGAATATTAAACCTTTGACCAGCAAATTCTCCTTTAGTATGCCGGAGGGCAGAGATAAAGTTAAATGCCCGGTTAGCGTATGCCTCGGAGTAGGTGTATTCCCAGTCTTTATTTTTTAAATCATTCAGATGCCGTTCAACTGTTAACCTTGCGTAATTGCCTAACAATAACTTCCCCGAAACAACATCCTCAATAAATTTCATTTATCTTTTTTACTTTTTACAGTCAATCCAAAAATACTATTTAGCAAAACTGCAAAAGCCATTAAGCCCCATGCCTCAACATAGTCAATGTATGGCAGATTAAAAATATTAGGGATCAACCAATTCCACATTATATACACCGGCACAGAGATAAGTGCCAGAGCAGTAGCAGAGGCAAGAATGGAGATGGCAATTTCTTTAACTTGTTCCATTATTAGTTCATTTTAAGTAGTTTGGCAATTTCATCCTCCTCATCACCGCTTCCATCCTGGAAATACTCTAAAGTTAGCCTTGACTTTGGATCTAAGCCTAAAGTCTTGCTTAATTCAAGAAATAACTCAAAACCTTGCTTAAATGCAGTCCATTCGGCACTTACCTGCCTTGCACCGTTAGGATGCACCATAACTGCACCATCTTTGCTCAATATCTCGGCATTGTGCAATAAATGACCTATTGCCCGTGCTGCGATTGAAAGGTAAATCTCGTCAACTTGCTTTCCAGCCTTGTGGAGGTGTAGGTGTTCACGGATTCTGTTGTAGATTCTTTGCTCACCTGCGTCAAGGTTGAACATAGGCTCACCGATTTCACCGGGAGTAAATGTTTTAACTCTGGATTTCTCCAAGGTGCCCTGGAGTAGTTTTGTTTTTATGCTCTTTTGTGCCATGTTATCAATGTTTTATGTCTGTGATGTAAACCCCCCTTTTAGGTCTGCGTTGATGTGCTCTGTTCTGCACAGTACGATGTTTTGGTATTTCGCTAAGTTTCTTCCCCTGCCCCGTCACTCTCGCTCCTCGCCTTGTCCTCTGCCCTCTTCCTCACCTTGTCCGCTAACCATGCCACTACCTGTGCCTTGTCCGCAGGTATATACTTCCCATCCACATCCATGTGTATGTTTACTGGTGCTATGTTACCCTTCTCATTGACTGACTTAGTATCATGGCATGACTTACACAATGCTAATAGATTGTTTAGATTGTACATCGAACCATTACGAGTGATAGGTATCATGTGATCCACACATCCCTTATAATCACCTGGTGTTATGTCAGTCATTATACCTAACACTATACAGCATTCACATAAAGGATTAGCACGTCTGTATGCCTTGCTCATCTTATGCCATGCGTTATTGTAGCTGCCTTGTTCACCGCTTGGTGTGCGCTGCATTTTAGCCTTGTGTATTGTACTACCTATTCCCTTGCTTATGTATGGCATCTATATCCCTTTTAATATCTCCCATCGCTTCTTGTTTAGTAAGTCTATGTGCAACACTTCTTTAACATAACTCCTTCCTGCCTTAACGCTTGCTACCTTATCAATGTTGCCATTAACTATATTGGTAACTAAGTCTAAAAACTGTGCAGGATTATCGTAATGTATAACACCAGGTATATTAAACTCTGGAAAGTAACTGTCTGCTAACACTGGCATACCATTAGCAATGCACTCTATGGCAAAGATATTACTTTTAGATAAGTTAAAGTCATTCCTTACTAATGGATAAAAACCAAAGTCACCTTCTATACGCTGCATAAATGTGAAATAAACAAACATAGAAGACCAATCAACATTGATAGCTTTCTTGTTTAAGTCGTACATCATAAACTTATTTAAGCCAAAGAAAGTAACCTCTGTATTCATTTCTATCATCTGATTTATTTCAGCCTTGATAGTATGTAAGTCTGCAAAATGTGTACTTCCTCCTCTCCATACAAATCTTGTAGGTTTGTGCCTATACTTTACTTCAAACATTGGTAAGTCAGTAGGATTCCAACCATTAGGTATGACAAACATAGGAATCTTTCCCTGGCACATTGGAAAGTAAAGGTCATATAGCTTTTTAGTAGATACTATGACTGCATCAGCAAATAGAAAAGTATCTTGTATTTGTTTTTGTACTTGTGGATTAGCAAAATAATGATTAGCAGGATTATCTTCCGGAACATCCAGCAAATGATCATCAAAATCAATTATTACCTTCTTTCCCATCCTCTTTGCATCTGCCATTATTCCCAGCGATGCCGTTGAGTTAGGCCGTTGTATCAATACAATGTCAGTGTTATAAATGTCATGCCACTGCGCTCTCTCTTGTGGGCAGATAGTATGCTCAAATTTCTTCTGCAATGCTAACCTTGTAAATGGGCCTATTGAACGATAGTAATCAGTTGCCTGACTTTTAGATGATGTAAATGTAGTTAACTTCATTTCTTGTAGTTATCTAAAATGTGTTCAATAGTCTTTTCAAGAGATACTCGCTTTCTTGTTTTATACGATATATCAATTTGAATCTTTAGTAGTTTTTCGTGAATCTCATCAGTTAACAAAACACCTTTCTTTTTAGCCAACATAATTTTTTCCATATTTATTTGTTTTAATGTTGCAAATATATAATAAATATATAACTTTGCAAAAAATAAATTTATATGATAAAATTAATTGTTTCCGGAAGAGTAGGACAAGACGCTGAATTAAAAAGCGTTGGTGATACTACTGTATGTTCATTTAGTGTTGCTCACACTGAAAAAGTATATGGGCCTAATCCATCTGAAAAAACAGTGTGGGTTAGCTGTAATGTCTGGGGAGAAAGAGGAGAGAAGCTAAAACCATTTATTACTAAAGGCACTTACATAGTAGTAGAAGGTAGTGGTGGTGTAAATGCCTACACGCAAAAAAATGGAGAAGCAGCTGCCATTATTAACTGCCGTGTAACTTCCCTTGAATTTGGAGGAAAGCCCACCGGAGAACCAACTCCTCTTACCACCATGCCGCCAGTTGGCAAGGTTGACATGGATGGTGATCTGCCATTTTAATTAATCAGTAAACAAATCAGTATGAACAAACAAACAAAAGTAAAAGGCTATCTGCTTTTACTCCTCGTTATCTCCTCCCTCTTTATATCCCTTGTCGGCCATGGCTACACAGCTAACAAGATTGCAGCTCCTAATCCTGCAAAGGAATATCCACAGGATAATCTAATGGTAATTGATATGAAGAATCTGCCAGGCACACAGATTAAGAGCATGGTAAAGGATGAACTACAACAGTTTTTAGAAGAACAAGGCTTTAGGAGATTAAAAAACAAAAGTCTGGTAGATTTAAGAAGGATTTGGTTAGGCTTTATGTATGAAGATTTCTTTTACACCATGCACAAAAAGACTGATCTGCCAATCTCCGTTATCTATGCTTTTTTTATTATTGAGGCTACCAATGCCGGAATAGAAAGTAAGTTAATGGCGAAAGCCTTGAATCCTGGAGGAATAAAATACAGAGGCACCGGTAAGAAGGTAAAGGCTATGGATGATTGCTATAAGAAAGGTAAAAAGATACCTTGCGCCTTCCAGGCATACACCTCCTACAATGCCATGGTGCAAGGTTGGGCAGATGTTTTAAACTTGCCAAGGTACAAGAATTGCAAAAGGTTTATGTTAGCAAAGTACAACAGAGGCATGAGTGCAAAAAACATAGTAGATGCTACTTGTAAATGCTTTTATAAGAGTGGATACCATACAAGTAACCTTTGGAAAGTAAGAAGTAATTTATCAACAGAATACTGGACAGTAAAAGCCAGTTTTCCAGAAATGGAATATTAAAATGATAGACAATAAATTCTTTTTTGACAAATCAGTAGAACTTGGCTTTACTACCCGTGACTACGAATCACTTGTAAATCTGCACATCAACGGTGCAAGGACATTGCAGATAATGGGATGTACATCTGTTTTTGAGTTTGGTAGTGGATTAGGTTTCTTTTTATCTGCCTGCCAAAGAATTGGTTTATATAGACATGTTGGCTATGATATTAATCCTTATGAAAGAGACTTTGCTATAAGTAAAGGTATTGATCCTGGAAGATATTTAATCGGTAAATTTAAAACGCATGGCAGTTACGATGCCATCTATTCTACGGAGGTATTTGAACACATGACAGATGCAGAGTTAAGGAAAGTAATGCCAGTGCTTTACAATGCTTGTAAGAAATATTTTTATTTCACCTCCACTCCTCATGCCTCTGCAGATCCTGCGTTTGACATTGAATGGGGACACATTAACATAAAGCAGAAAGATGAATGGATAGCATTGTTTAAACAACATGGCTTTGACTTTATGCAAGATGCAACAGATGTATGTTCATGGGGATTGTTATTTACTAAAAATGAGAATCATGGCAAAGGAAAGTAAAAAGCTACATAATGCTTTTACAGAAGAGCATTTAGAGATAATTAAAAAGGTGTATCCCGACACTCCTAACAAGGTTATTGCTACGATGATGCCGCACTCCGCTACTTCCATCAGTAAGAAAGCACACACCATGGGATTAAAGAAAAGTAAGGAACATATTAGTAATAATGGCAGAGCCATAGCCATAGCACAATGGAATAAATTAATAGAAAATAACTTACAATTAAGTAGTAATTTTAAAAAAGGTCATGTGCCGTGGTGCAAAGGACAAAAATTGTCCACAGAACATATTGCGAAGCTCACAGGTATTTTCAAGAAAGGTCAACAACCTCACAATACATTACCAATAGGCAGCATCAGAAATATTAATAACTACAATGAAATTAAATACAAGAATCATAAATGGATGGCTCTTGCCCGTTACAACTGGGAACAAGTGCATGGGCCCGTGCCTAATGATATGTGTGTGTTTAAGATTGACCAAGATAAATATAACGATGACATCAGTAACCTATGCCTTGTATCCAGGAAGGACTTGGCAATGCTTAATCGCAACCATGCCAAGTTAACACCGGAGTTAAAGGAAGTGCAAATATTGATAAACCAGATTAAACAAAAAATCAGATGAAAAACAAAATCAGCGACCTCCGCAACCACCTTTTCGTTGTCCTTGAAGAACTAAGCGATCCAGACTCCAAATACGACCTTGAAAAAGCAAAGGTCATTGCCAATGTTGCCCAGACTATTATCAACTCTGCCAGTGTGGAGAACCAGTATTTAAAGATAGTCGGAGGTAGCCAGGGGAGTGGATTTATAGAGGAGGGAAGGATGGAGAATATTAAAAGTATTGGCGAAAAGAATTAAAAATAGTTTATCTTTGTTCTATCCTTTAGATGGTGTGCAAGTCGCCTAAAGGAATATGGAACAATGTACTTTGTTTCACCTGCCCAGTAGACTTGCACCTGCTGGGCTTTTTTTATGTAAAAAATTATTATGAAAATAAATATTGATGAAATTAAAATCATTGATAGGAAGCGAAATGCTGGCGATGTAACGCAGTTGTGCGCTTCTATTAATGAAATTGGATTATTACAGCCAATTACTGTAACGTCTGACTTTAAACTTATTGCAGGATTGCACAGGATAACGGCTTGTAAATTGCTTGGATGGAAAGAGATTGAGGTAAATATAGTTGACTATGATAGCGAGATATTAAGTGAACTTGCAGAGATTGATGAAAATCTTATAAGGAATGAATTAACGCAGTTTGATAAAAGCATTCAAACAAGCCGAAGAAAAGAAATATATGAAATTTTACACCCTCATACAGCGCAAGGGAAAACGAATAATAGGGCAAATCAACATACTAAACAAAATGAGGAAAGTCGCCAAGTTGGCGAGCTTCCAGAAAATAAAACTGAAAGTTTTGTAGAGCAAACAGCTAAAGCAACTAATGAATCTACAAGGAATATTGAAAGAAATTCTAAAAGAGGTAAGGTGTTAAAACCATTACAAAATTTAATTACTGGCTCAAGATTTGAAGATAACGGGAAAGAACTTGATGAACTTGTAAAGATTGCAGACGATAAAAAAGGAGAAGGAATTGATGTAGCTAAAGAAGTATTAATAATAGCTATTGAAAATAAATTGAAAATATATCAAGCATATCTACAATATAAAAAAAGCAGGCAGATAGAACAAGTAGTTATAGAAATACCAAATATAATTGTAAGTACAGAGCCTACATTTAATGTTAAAAATGGACAAAAATATAAATTAGGAAGACACACATTAATATGTGGTGATTCTTATGACATTATTAATATAATTAATAATGTAGATGCTTTAATTAGCGACCCTCCGTATGGAATAAATTATAATCCATCATGGAATAAATGGGATGGAAGTAAAGGTAACTTTAATAAAGTAATTGGTGATGATGAAATATTTAATCCATCTGATTTTTTAAATTTTAAAACGGTTTTACTTTTTGGAGCTAATTATTTTTCAGATAAATTACCTCTTGGTGGTTGGTTGTGTTGGGATAAAAGAACTAATGAGTTAATAGACCAAATGAAAGGAAGTGCATTTGAACTTGCCTGGTTTAGAAGTCAACATACTACACAAAGATCTATTATGATTAGATTACAACATGGAGGTGTAGTAAACGCTGATTCTATTATTGGTAATAATGAGAAAAGATTTCATACTACACAAAAGCCAATAGAATTAATGAGAGAAATATTACTTAAATTAACTCTAAGTAATGAAGTTGTATTTGACCCGTTTTTAGGTTCTGGAAGTACATTGATTGCAGCTGAAAGAAGCAATAGAATATGTATTGGTTGTGAAATGGATGAAGAATATTGCAATATAGTTTTAAAAAGATTTTATAACGAAACAAATATAATTCCATGCCAGGTATAAGAAGAATTAATATAATTAGTGATAATCCTAAAGATAATTTAGGATACAGAGGAGAAATCTCTACAAATCACATTGAGTCAATTAATAAAATATATAGAGAAATATTTTCTTTGGAAGATAATGAAGATGTAATTAATGTAAAGAAAACTGAAATGTATGCAAATATGGATATTTTTCAAGGTATTGATGTAATACTTACAGATACAACAGGTAGAGTATTTACGTTGCAAGAAAAAATGTTAACATTTAACGGCACAAGTACAGTTACTTATGAAAAATATAAAGGTTCTGGAAAGCCTGGTGGATATTTTTATTGCACTGCTAATTATTATTTTGTTGCATATAATAAAAATTACAATAAAGACAATTATGAGATTGATGAATATATGTTATTAGATAATAATTCATTAAGACTTGATAATAACATAGAATGGATTGCTAAACAAAATAAAGGAGATAGAAAATCAATTTTTATATTTTGTAATTTTGATAAAATACCTGAAAAACATATTGTTGCAAAAAAAATAAAGCCAGTAATAGATAATCCATTTTTAATAAAAAATATTGATTATAGTAATGCTCCAACAACAGAACAACTTTTTAAATTTATAGGATTATGAAAGAAAATAGAGATTTTAAAGGAGTATGGATTCCTAAAGAAATTTGGCTAAATACTGATTTGTCTATTATAGAAAAAGTCTTATTAGTTGAAATTGACTCCCTGGATAACTCCGACCGTGGCTGTTTTGCCTCTAATGAATATCTTGCAAAGTTTGTACAACTTTCTGAAGGTAGAGTAGCTAATATTATTAGTGACCTAAAGAAGCGTAAATTTATTATTCAAGTGTTTTTTGATGGTAGAAATAGAGGATTAAGAATTAGTAAAAGTGAAAGCAGCTTTAACGAAAACGTGAAAGCAGAATCCACGAAAACGGGAAAGCAGACTACACGAAAACGTGAACATAATAATACAGAGAATAAAACAGATATTAATACAACTGATATTGGTTGTGAAAATGATTTTTCACTCCCCTCTTCCGATGCTTACATTGTTAATCCTTTCCTTCGGCAAAGTATCCATGATGCTCTGAACACTGACTCTGACCCAAAAGAAAGTTGCGCTAAAGAAAAGGTACAAAAAGAACCATCCGAAACCTATCTCTGTTTCTTAGCCTTCGCCTCTACCTATGAACGCTTAGCTGGTGTTACCTATCCATCTGACAAGGGAAATTACATCATGAGTGCTAAGGATGGTGCTAATTGTAAAAAGTTAGTAACATGGCTAAAGAAGGTAAGTGCCAGTGAGCAAGCACCAGAGGACATGGTCACAATGTTTACCACGGCAGCATGGCAGATAAGTGATAAATGGCTAAAGGCAAATTTTACTATTAGTAATATTTACTCGCAGGCTAATAACATTTATACGAAATTCTTATATGCCAGCCCATTGGCAAAGGAAAAGAAAAGGCAGGAGGAAATTGATAAACTTGTAAATGAATTTACTTTATGAATCAAGATATAAGCAAAAAAGCAATGGAACTTTTCAATGCTCACTATGATGTTTGGAAAAGTACAGGTGTATGTATTTCTAAATGTAAAGATAAGAATTGTAGAACTTATGGCAATGATTGCGGAGCATGGCAAATATATGCCAGAATTTCTGCAACAATGGCTGTTGAATTTGCAAGAGAAAATTCTTTAAATACATCTGACAATAACGATTATTTTTATGAACTTGATAAAGAAGTAAATAACATTATAAGATTATGACACAAACACCCAAAGAAAAAGCAAATGAATTAGTAGATAATTATTGGCTAATGGATAAAATAAACCCATTTTTATCTAAAGAACAGGCTAAACAATGTGCTTTGATTGCAGTCGATGAAATTTTAAATTCAGTGCCATTAGAACCAAACTTTGCTGATTGGGATGATTGTGGCGGAGAACATAGATATTTCTACGATGCTCAAAAAACACACGCACATTATTATTGGAAAGAAGTTAAACAAGAAATTCAAAACCTATGACAGCTAAAGAAAAAGCGGAGGAACTAATAGACAAATTTAGTGAACGCACAAGAATGTTAGACCCATACGATGGATGGATAGAACACGTTATTTCATACAAGGCAAAAGGACACGCATTGACTGCGGTAAATGAGATAATTGAACAATGCTATAATAATGGAATTAATTATAGTTATAATTTTTGGCAAGAAGTAAAAAAAGAAATAGAAAAACTATGAAACAGTCACCTAAAGACAAGGCGAAAGAACTTTTCACCCATTACCACAACCTTATCCAGGACATTGGCGGTGAACTTGGACAGGAGATCCTTGTATCTATCCTGGCAAGGCACTGCGCTCTGTTTGCAGCAAGGGAGGTGCTAAAGGAAAAGTATAAAATTAAAACAGCCAATGGCTATGATGAGTATTATTATTGGGAAGAAGTTGAACACGAATTAGAAAATTATGAGGAATAGAGAAGAATATAACGCTTACATGAAAGCGTATCAGCAGCGCAAACGTGACAACATGACCTTTGAGGAATGGAGAGCATTTAGAGACAAAAACAATGCTTATCATAAAAAGAGGTATGACAACCGCACACCAGAGCAGATTGAAAAAAACAGAGAATATCAGCGACAGAAACAGAAATTATATTATTGGATGAAAAACAACAACAACAATGAATCTGACAAAGTACCAACCACACAACCAAGACGAACAAGCGATCATTGAATCAAGGCCCAACAGGATAGCAAACATTGAACCTAAAGACGCATTTAGGAATGTACTCAATGTTATCAGCAGCCTCTTCCCTTTACATGGCATTGATGGTGATCTCACTTTTTACAGCACAGTTACAAAAGAAATTGTTAAAACATTTGGGCAGATTGCTGCCAATGAAATTGAAATAGCCTTTCGCCTCTTCGCTGCTCAGTCACTTGACTTGGATGATGATGTGAAATTCTATGGTAAGGCAAATATGCACACTATTGGTAAAATACTAAATGCCTACCTTATTTACCGGAGAAAGATTATTGCAGCTCACGACAATGAAGTCGCTGCCCTCCGGCACAATGCCAACATGGAAGAGAAAGCACGCAAAACAAGGGAGGAGTTATATGCTAACTTTCCTACTATGCTAAAGGAGTTTAAAGGAAAAGACTTTAGCACAGTGCCGCTATACTGGTACGATATGTGTATACAGTTTGGAATGATAGAATACGAGGAAGGAGAGAAAAGAGCATTGTGGGAAGAAGCACAGGCACTGGCATTGAAAGAGCCACCGGAAAGCATGGATCTCATGTCTATTAGAAGTCATGCAAAGAAAATAGAACAAGGCAACACAAGAAGAGCCGTAGTCATTGCACAGCAGCTGGCAGTGTGGAGGAAGGTGCTAAAGAGATAAGTAACTGGTTTAAAGTGCGTTTGGAGGTGTGGGGAATTGACCTCACACTTTTTTTAAATTATTTTTATATTTTTATATAATTTATATACTTTGTATTTATTTTATTTGTATCTTTGAAAGGTCAACAGGACAAAAGCATTCATCATCACACAACACACACATTATGACAATCTTAGAATCAATCGAACAAAAAGTAGCAATAGCAGTTGAAGCCATTAACGCTATCCTTCCAGAAGGATACCATACAGGTGTTGCAATTTCATCTACTGACTTCGGCAATAGCGGCTATATAATTATTAAAAAAGAATGTCCAGTTGAATATTTGATTAATGTTTGTAAGGTAAGGATTAGCGATCATTCTGCTACAAATAGTGTAAGACAAGCTACTGAAATAATGATTGATTTAGTAAGATTTAATCTTGATGATTTAATTTTAAGAGTTGAAAGAGCGGTTTATCCTGAAAGATTTGAGCAAATACAAATCAGAACATTGACTGGCGATGTTTTAAAATCTAATTTTCAAGTTGGCGGTAAGCCATATACTACTTTAACAGAGCCTACATTTTTAGGAGAAGTTATTGGCAAAAAAGGTAATTTATTACACAGCTATTCTTGGATGAAAGAGGATGTTCGCTACGAATGGAGAAAGAAATAATTATTAATCACTATAAACAAACATCATGACAGCAGAAGAAAGAGACGAAAAAATTGTAAGTATTCTTACCAAAATTTGTATTAATGTACTTGTAAAAAATCTATTTGATAAAAATGGAGTAAAAGTGTACGAAGAAGTATTACATGAACTTAACCAATTACCGGTAAACGAAGAAGAGTATACCCGCTGTAATCATGCCCATGCTTTTTTGCACAAAACAGCCATTGAGTATCTACAAAAAACAATAGTATTTAACGAAGAATATAGAAAAGCATGAACCAGGCAAGCCAAGACATTTTAGACTACATTGTAGACAACCACCTTGCCCTGCGTGACATCACCGATGAAGGTATAAGCAAGGCCATTGATGCACTGTTTAACTTTAACGACTTACTACCGAAGGAACAAGTGCTATTCAATAGCATTATGGCACAGGCAATAGACTTTGAATGGATTGCCCAACAGTTGGAAAACTGGCAGGAGGAAGAGGAGTTAAAAAGATTAGACGCTCAAAGAGAAGACTATTATGATAATCACTAAAGCAAAGGTTAAATACAGTGCAGGCGCACCAAGAGAAGGGCAGTATGGCCCATCTATAAACATCCTTGTAGTCTTTGCCGATGGCAAGGAAGCAAGGATATATGGAAAGCCTGGCGATCCTATACAGAGCCTAAAGCAAGGAGAAGTAATTGATGTTGTAGATGATAAAGGCAAATTAAAATATGTTCAAAGCGAACCAACTACACAGCAAGCGATTGAATCAATGCAAGATGTAGATAAAGAGAAGCCTGACCTTGCAGCAATAGCTTTTGAAATATCTTCTATTTACACCCAGGCATACATTGACATTTATAACAAGTTAATTGAGGCAGAAATACCGCATGATAATGCAACTGCCGCAACTTCTACTATCTTTATACAGGTCTTCCAAAAATTGAGATGAATGACTCTATATGTGGCAGTATCTGCGCTGCCACTTTTTTAAAAAGTAAAATTATTTACAATGCTTAAATTACCAAAAGAACACTTATCAGTTTCACAGATTAACCTTTGGGAGAGCGATCCTATCGCATACCAAAAGAAATACTTTATCGGAATCGAAGATGCTCCTTCACCTTTCCTTGAATTTGGAAAACAATTCGCAAAAGACATAGAAGATTATGCGGCAGGTGTGCAAAGAGATTTTAACTTTCCAGAAGGTTTTTTAGATGTGACTTTAATTTATCCTCACGTTGAATATAAATTAGAACATGATTTTGGAAATTTTAAAATGTTGGGATATATAGATAATTGTTCCAAAGATTTTGGCATGGTTATAGATTTCAAGACCGGCACCAGTCCTTGGTCAACACAGCGTCTTCAACAATCTTTGCAGATGCAGACTTACTCACTTATATTGTGGTATAAGTTTGGTGTAATGCCTACCTCTGTGATAAGCTACTGGAAGACTAAGTTGCGAGGCAAGACATTGTCCTGGGCAGGTGAGCATGAAAGTTTTATGTATGTTTTTAATACAGAAGAATTAACTGCCGCAGAGGCAAGGATAAGGAAAGCAGCAAAAGAAATAAGTGAGGCTTATGAAAGATACCAGAATAGTGCAATAGGTGAAAGAATGTTTAAATATGCTGAGATCACAAAGGAGTTAAAGGAATTGGAGAAAAAAAAAGAATTAATTAAAAATGATTTAAGTGATTTGTTAAAGGATAATAAAATGGCTATGGATGTACATGGTGCTTTAGTAAGCTATTCTACTTATCAAAAAAAGTCCTACACCTATTCCAAGAACATTGTAAACAAGGAATATGAAATAGAGGCAATGAAGAAGGAAGAAATAAACACTGGAGTAGCAGAGGAGCATTCTAAAACAGTCACACTTATATTAGTGAAAGATGAAGGAGTGGAATAGTAAGATGTTAGAAATATCTGCCTTTTGCGAGGAAGTAAATGCCTGGATAACGACTGCACCATCGGCAGAGATGCTTGATGAATGTGATCAATACCTTCGACAATTGTCTGCCTACTATTCAAGGTATACTGTTATTAGCGGAATGAATGAAAGTATCTTTGCCCAGATGATGATGAGCTGCATCAGAGATATGCCAGAGGAGGAGTATAAAAGAATAAAGCACTCCTCTACTTTGACAGATTACTACGTCAAAGGCAAGTATCCAAAAGCCACTGCCATCTTTGAACAATGTAGAGCGGTGCAAAAGTTACTTTTAGTAACCTCTGATAATTACAGGACATTGTTAAGTAGCTTTAGGCAAGAGAGAATATTAGTAGGACACATGGCTACATAAGATATTTGCAGACCTCGGAGTTAAGTGAAGTGTTTTTATTGGTTAGGCATTTCTTTCACACTTAACTGCGTCAGAGGATGAATTGACAGCCTGGAATAGACAGGCATGTTAACAAGGTAGCGGATGGGTAGCGCAAAGCGGCGACCGCGGCTGATATTGTGGGTTCAAATCCCACCCTTGTTACTTAGCATGGCATAAACGCAAAGGAAAATCTGCCACAAGTTTATGTTAATATGCAGGCAGACCTAAACGCTTAAGGTTAACAGGGCTTAACTCATAAAGTCCAGAGAGCGCAATCTAACGAGTGACAGCACGGAAAGACGGCAAATTTAGCAAGGTAGCGTAACGGTAACGCAATGAACAGGAAAGGCTGCATAGATACAGGTTCGATTCTTGTCCTTGTTGCCCTACAAATGGCAGACATTAAACCAGAGTGAAATAGATGGTGGTAATATTTCTAAAGTCTGTATTGTACCATCACTTACCACCCGAAGGTTGAGCAATGCTGGCACCGTGCGTTGATAAAGGGATGGAACGGTGTATTTTTTAATCTCTCTTAAATCTCTCTTAAATGTCTAATAAATGTCTAATAAATGTCTAATAAAATGAAAGTAGAACTTTTAGAAATATTTGGAAACGATGACATGGTAGCAACGGCCGCCCGTGTTTCCTTCGGCAAAGAAGCCAGTAACTATTCTGTTGATCAGAATGCAAAGTTGATAAAATACCTTGCAGAACACAATCACACTTCGCCCTTTCGCCATCCACAGCTGCAATACCGGATAACCTGCCCTATCTTTGTAGAAAGGCAGTTGTTTAAGCACCAGGTAGGTTTAACTGCAAATAGTATATCTGGTAGATATGTTGACTTTCAAGATAACTATTACAAGATAGATGATTTTAGATTACAGAGCAAAAGTAGTAAGCAAGGCAGCGCAGGACATTTAGAGAGATACGACAATGATGCAGCATTAATGATTCAAGATGCAGTTATAAATTATTGCGCCACTGCCTACCATGAGCTGTTGCAGCTTGGTGTTGCAAAGGAACAAGCTCGTACTATTTTACCGTTAAATCTTGAAACTACTTTTATCTGGACAGGATCTTTATTAGCTTACATTAACTTTTGGAAATTAAGAATTACAAGAGACACACAATTTGAAACGATGCAAATAGCGATGGATATGTTATGTGAATTAAAATTGCGCACTAATGGCTTTGAACACTCCTTAAAAGCATTTCATATATGAAAGATTACGATGAAGTAAGAGGCCTTCGCCACAACTCCGATAAACTCCGCTACGACCTTATCCCTCCATTAGCCAACCGTGAATATGCCAAAGTATGGACACAGGCACTGGGCAAGTATCCAGAAGGGAATTGGGAGAAGGGAATGCCTTGGACAGAAGTAATTGCCAGTGCAATGAGGCACCTGGAAGCGATAAGGTTGGGAGAGGATATTGATGAAGAATCAGGATTACTCCACGCTGCACACTTACAGGCTAATGCTGCAATGCTGACTGAATATTATTTTACTAAACAAGATTTTGATAACAGAAAAAAGTACGATTTATGATTTTAACAGATCACACAATTACCGCAGAAATTAACAATGGAAACATTGTTGTAGAGCCTTTTATACCGGAGAACCTTGGCACTAATAGTATTGACCTTACTTTGTCAAATACTTTGGTACTTTACACCGAAAGTGTATTGGACACAAGAAAAAAAAATCTTAGCGTACCAGTTATTATTCCTCCGGAAGGTATTATTTTGCAGCCTGGCATTGTTTATCTTGCCTCAACTGTCGAATATACGGAGACACTTCGCCATGTGCCAGTTTTGATGGGAAAGTCAAGCCTTGCTCGTTTAGGATTATTCATTCATGTATGTGCCGGCTTTGGAGATGTTGGCTTTAGAGGACACTGGACATTGGAGCTTATTGCAGTGCAAAGGATTAAGATTTATCCAGGCATGAAGATTGCGCAAATAGTTTACCATGAAATAAGCGAGATGCCTAAAATAAGCTATGACAAGAAAGAGGATGCGAAGTATAGCAACCAGGGAAGTGAGCCAGTAGCAAGTAAAATGTATTTAAATAAATAACTATGACAGAAGAAGAAAAAGAATTAGTTAAAAATGGTGCAAGAATTATTGTGACATTTGGCGGAGTATTAACTTGCCTTTGGATTATTTACTACATATACGACTTGCTATGGAAGTAGAGATGAATAAGTATGTCATCAAATACGAAGATGGCAAAAGTGTATCAGTCAGCGCAAAGAACCTTGAAGAAGCACTGGATAGGTTTAAGGAATTGCGCATCGAAACAGCTACAAAGGAGATCACAGTGATGTCAGCCTGGGAGAGATACAATAAACACAAGCAAAAGGAGTAGTAATCGTTTTTGGTAATTTAAGTTGTTTCAGAGTGCGAAGATTTGCCTTCGCACTTTTTTTATAATTATTTTTAATATTTATATACAAGTTATTTATTTTATATTACTTTTGTAAAGTCATTATGACAAATCACTAAAACATCACACAATGAAAAAGAATTTTAACAACCAAAACTTTGAATGGCTATTTGATGACATTACATCTACAATGCCTAAAATTATCTTTGTTGGCATTATTTTAACCTATGCCATCACCGCAGCACTTAACGTGTATTTCCTTCCTCTTCCTTTACTCCTTTCCATCCCTGCCTCTCTTATGTTGCAGTTTGGCAGATTTGCCATCGTCTTTATTGACTTTCTTAATCCATCCAGTAATAGATCAGTATATCCTCCGAAGGTTGCAGCAATAGCCACAGTAGTAGCATTGTTGGAATTATTCTTTTCTATCCAAGGCCAAGCAACTGGCGCAGAGTTCTATGCCATGTTCTTTTTTATTGGCACTATTATCTGCTTTGGCTATGTGTTAGAGATACAATTCATTGAAAAGGGCATAGAAGCCTACGGCATTGGCATAAAAGCACCAAGGAAGCGCAATGTACCAAGTAAAGGTAAAGAGCCAGTACAGATGAATACAACGGTGCGCAGCGTACAGTTATCATTGGCAATCATGTTAGTGTTAGGAGTAACTACTGTAAATGCTCAAAATAATCACTTTTTAGCCTATAATACTGTAAGTTTTGGAAAGATAGGAGATAAATTGCTTGAAAGAAGTTATTATAGTGTAGCAGATGGAAGTTATACTGTTGATACAATCACCTATGATATGCTGTCTGGTATAGATTTGTGGGATGGTTACAGCAATACTACATCTGATAATTGCTTGTTCATGACTTTTGGAACACTTAATTTAGAGTATTATCCTTTTTTCGAATTATGGAAGCATGGTAAAAAATACTATGACTATCATGATTTATTGAAATTTGTAAGTAAATACGTTAAACGTAACTTCTTAAATAAAAAGATAAATTATGATGAAATTCGTAGGCATAGATCCAGCCATGAGGCTAAACGGCTTGGCAGTGTGCGTGATTGATGATAAAAAGGTATATTTTGGTAGGTACAAGAATCTTGCTGCATGGATAATGGATAGCCTAACATGGGAGAGAGATTGCGCAATAGTTGTAGAAGATTCTTCCCTCCAAAATATTACCTTTCGTAAACACGCAAATGTAAAAGCAAGCAACAAGATCAGCCGAAACGTCGGCATGAATCAAGGTGCATCCAGAACAATCATTGACTTATTAGAATTGAATGGACATAAAGTAAAAGGTATTTCACCGCAGCACAAAGGCAGCAAATGGACTATTGATTACTGTATGAGCGTTATAAAGGCAATGAAGTTAGAGGTGCATGGAAATAAAAAACTTTCACAAGATGAAATAGACGCTTTTCAAATAGCGTTAATTTCTAAAACTTATTACGAAAATGATGCAAATAAAGGTTATAGAAAAGAAGCTGCACCGGTTGACCCTGGCATACATAGAGGAGACAATGAGGAGAAAGATTAATTATTTTTATGTTGACTACTTAGCCACCAGGATAAGGCAAGAAGAAACTAAACTAACACTTTTAAAAATAGGAAGTCATGCAGATAACTAAATTATTAAACGACAAAGAAATAAAACATGGTTTATTATTGGTAGATAAATATCCTAAACCAATTAATAAAAACAATGTTGTAAACACAAATAGTGCTTTGCTGCAATTTTACTCCGGCAATGATGGAGCAGGTAGGAAGTTTTATCAGTATATGAATCCGGAAAGATTACAAGCTATTTTATTTATGATAGTAAATAATACGAGCGAAAAAGACGATGTGAAAGCTAAAGCAGCTGCGATGTTCAAGAAACTCTTGAAAAGTTGAGTGGTGTTTACTTAGTGTAATTTCAGCCGCAGGTGTTTTTCCTGCGGCTTTTTTGTTACCACTCCACACCTTGCTTTATGGCATATTCAAGAATGCCTTTAGCGTGAGCTTTCGCCACTGCCTCCTGCCATTCTCTGTCTATCATCAACACAGCATCGTTGTAATTTGTAAAGAATCCATTCTCTGTCAACACCGCTGGCACTGTTGTAGCAGTTAACATCTGAAATCTTGCCTCTCTGTCAAGGTCACCATCGGAGTAATCATGCCGATGCACCCAGCCTGGTGTAGCATCTTTTACTTCTTCTCCAATCATGGTAGCAAGGAGATCAGACTTTGTATCACCTGGTGATGTAAATACCTCCCATCCTCTGGCAGATGTTGAAGCTGCGGCATTGCCGTGAATAGAAACAAGTACAGTAGCCTTGCCTAAGTTAGCATAGCTATTTACGAGCTGACAGCGTTTGTTTAGTGATGTGTCAATTATAGGCTCATAAACCTTTTTAACCTGGAAGCCATAGTCAAGGAGAAACTGTTCAAGGAAGTTGGCAAGGGAGCGATTAAACACACCCTCAAAAAACCAACCATAGGAATGGAATTTACCATGTTTGTGTTGGAAGCACTTTGATGGATAGGTCACATATTTGTCCGGCCCTATTCCTTTGTTAAGACCTCCATGCCCAGCATCTACACATACTACAAATTCATTTGCTTTCATATTTTTATATTTTAAAGGGAGATGTAAATCAATACACCTCCCCTTGGCACTAAGGTAGCGATTCTCTGCGCCTATAATTTAAATCCAATAAGAGCAAAGGCTGCGCTTATCAATGATAGCTTTGCAGGTAATTTTACTTCAATTTCTTTGCCTGCACACTCTCTTGATGTCTCCTTGATTTTGTCCCAAATGATTTGAGCAAGTTTTACGTATTCGCGCCATGTAAATTTGACCTTCTTTCCATCATCAGTAAGAAGTACATTTACCTCCTGTGCAAGTTCCGCAAAATTAAAAGCGTAACAACTCACTGAACCTAAAGGACTGGAAATTGTATCTGCATTTTTTAAAACTTCTTTGAAATTAGTTTCCATTTTATTTTGTTTTAACGTCTGAAAAATCTAAGAATAATTGTACCGATATTTGTGCCAGTAATGGACTTTATATTTTCCGAAATACTAAACAATTCAGTGGCTGCAATAATGAAGCTGACAGAATAGGTTATTTGCGATGGCAGTTGAAAAGTTATACTTGCCCCGTGAAAAATCATTATACCGCAGAAATAGGTTACCACCTTTTGCGATGTGCGATAAAGCCCTTTGCTTGTTATCGGCTCTCCCCTTTTCCTTGCCGCCATGATTCCCGTGACCGTGTCTGCAAAAACTACAAAGATTGTAAAAATCAAAAAATGTTTGATGGGTAGGAAAAACGAGAATAGCACTCCGCAGCAAATTGAATAGGCAATGCCATCGTAACCAAGTTTAAAAATGTTGTAAATAACTGCTTTCATTATTCAAGTTTTATTAGCCTTGCATTATTGTTATTGCTAACATATTTACCATTTTCATTTTTTATCAAAACAATATCTATATTATTTATTTT